TACGCCAACCATAACGTTACCTGCGCTCTTAATTAAAGATGCAGTCTTTGCGCCTAATACAGAATCAGTAACCAATAAGGCTTCATTTTGCTCTGTATATGCAGCTAATGCGTCTACGTTAAATCCCATTTTATTTAATTTTTAGTGTTTAAAATTGCGTTTCTATATTTTTCTAATCTTTGCCCTTTAATATCACTTGTATTTACAAATGAATTAAAACTATTTGGCTTTTGAATTGGGTCTTCGCTTGGTGTATTTGAAAGTGCTTCGATTAATTCAGCTACTTGTGCAAACCCTTGCTTTACTTTATTTTCTAAATCCAAAACCTTTGCTTCAGATGCGTTTTTAGCTTCAACTAATTCAGCAATTTTTGCTTCAAATTGTTCTGCCATTTCTGCCATCTTTTTGTCTTCTTCTTTTTTAGCTTCCACCTCTGTATCCACTTCCGGTGTTGCTTCTACTTGCTTACTTTCGATTTCAACGATTATTCCGTTTTCATCTAATGTAATTTCTGTGCCGTCCATTAATTCGTGATCCCCCGCAGGTGCAGGTAAACCTTCGATAGTAACAGAACCGCCAATTTCCAAAGCTGAAATTTCAACCTTAGTTCCGTCCATTAAAGAATATTCAGCCATTTCAACTTTAGTTTCATCAACTTTAGTTTCTTCAGCTTGCACTTCCTCAACAGGCGCGGCGTTGTCTTCAAACAAAGCCTTAATTTTTAAAATTGCTTCCTGTGCGTTCATACTTTTTTTATTATATAGTTAAAAAATGAAATGTTTATCACTTAACTTGTGACAATATTTTTTTAATAGCATCTACCATTGATGCAACCTTATTAACCTCTTTAGGTTTGTAGTTGAATAATCCCTCAACGCTGAAGCCCATAATATCACCATTCTTTACCTTAGCCCACGCGTCTTCATTATCTACGATCATTGAACCAAACCAACTTCCAACAGGTGCATCTTCAAATCCTTTCATTGGCATAATACCACGCGAAGGATCAGAAATAAAACTCTCGAATAATGTAACGCCTTCAAATTGTGCGTTTGAATTATGCATTAAATTGACATTGCTTTGGAATCCTTTTTTGAAAAACTTTTGTACAATTTTAAGAATAGTATCAGCACTAAAAGCCACATAATAGTCGCCATAAGTAGCGTCAGACCTAAAAATAGGCGTATCAGCCAACATAATAGCGCCCGAAATAATACGACGATCTTCATTTGTAACTTCAAATTTTTGACTTTTATTAAATGCGTTCCAATTCTTTTGAATTGCAGGTCGATCTACCAATGCAATAAAGTCGACTTGTGAATCGTCTTCAATATTCTCGGTAATATCTAACATATATATTGGTAATTCTGTATTCATATCCTTAAATAGTTTTTATTTATATATTTATCATTTATTCAAATCTTGCTCTATTCTGTATTTCACTTTCTCTTTGCTGCGCGTTCTCAATATCACTTTGAATTACATAAGCGCGAACAGATCCGCCTCCACCACCGCCGCCTGTTGATCCACCTGCACCACCGCCACCGGTATTTGGTGCTCCACCGCCACCTGTTGATGGCAAAGCGCCACCACCGCCACCTGTTGATGGAACAGATGTACCCGCACCGCTATCCCCTATTGTCCCTTCTTCGCTTAATCCTGCTGAAGATCCTGCTGAATTAATTGCCTTAACTCCATCAATAGCAGACTTTACAACTGCTGCTGCTTGTAAAGCACCATTTGCAATAATTAAAGCCGACCACGGCAAACCTAATGTTAAAGGCGAAGCTGCGACTGCTTTTGTTGTAGCTGCTGCCGTATTTACAACAACTTGTCCTAATGCTGCTGCCTTTTCAATTAATAATCCTGCAATTGCAACCTTTTTATTTTTACCCGCTAATACTTGAATATTTTTACCAAAATCCTCAATCAATTTAAGCCTTTCAAGTAACAATGCTCTTTTTGCATCTTTTTCAGCTTTTTCAATAGCTATATTATTATTAGCGTGTTCTTTATTTATTTTTTCAATTTCTTTCGCGTTGCCTTTTGCTGCATCTAATTTTAATTTATAAGACGCTTCTTCAATAGCCTTAGCATTATCCCAATATGCTTTTGAATCTGTACTTAAAGATTTTTGTTGAATTTGTAATAATTCTAATTCTTCTTGTAATCCTTTTTTTACAATTTCATTTTTACTTTTTTGACCTGCAAGTTCAGACGCATCAATTAAATCCTTTTTAATTTTAGCTTGTTCTTTTTGAGATAATTTTATAAACTCTTTATCTTCATCTAACTCTTTTAGATCCCTTTCAAGTTTAGCTAATCTTTCTGCTTCTGCTCTTTCATTATCATCTTTAATTGCAGCAATCCTAATGTCTTTAATTTTCTCATTAAATGTATCAAGATTTTTTTCTTCTTCTTCTTGTTTTTTATCCCTATCTTCTTTTGCCTTTTTTTCTAATTCAATTTTTTCAGCTTCATATGTTTCATTATTAAGTTTAATTAATTCATCTTTAACCTTTTGGCTTACTTTTAATTGCTCTATTTCTGCATCCTTCGCCTTCTTATCAATTTCTAATTGCTTTAATGCTTTATCATTTTCATCTGTAAGTATTGCTTTACTTTTTTCATTTTGTAAATCAATAAGCATTTTATTTGCAGTCTTAGTATCTTCTTCAGATTGTTTATTAGCATCATCACGATCCTTTTTAGCTTTCTCGTTTGCTTTTTTAGTTTCTTCTGCACTTTTCTTATTATAATCAGCAGTTAAAACTTCTTTTTGATTATTTAGATCTTTCCATTTTGTAGCATCTTCACCATATAGCTTACCACTTGCATCAACTTTTGTTTTTAATACGGCTAAATCATTATTAATTAACTCGGTTCTTTTTTTATAAACTTCTTCTTCTTGTCCACCCTGTGCAGTAAGTAATTTTATATCCCTTTCAATCTGCTCATTCCTTAATTTAGATGAAGCAGTTAAATTTTCTATATTTCTTTTAGCTTGACTTGTAATACCAACAAAGTCTGTGAATTGTTCTACTAATGAACCAACGCTTTTAGCAAATGCACCTAATGGACTTTTTTTAATCCAATCAGAAATAGCGTCAAAATTAGAAATTACAGATCCTAATAAAACTACTAATGCACCTATTCCTGTTGCTACTATTGCACCTTTTAAAACTTTAAATCCAACGCTTGTTTCTGCAACCGCAATACCAAACGCCTTTTGAATAACCGCCGCCGTTTTAGTAGCTGCATTATTTAAGTTCATATACGTTGTGCTTGCTCGTATCTGTGTACCTAAGTTTGTAAAGCTATCGATTGAATCACCCAATGCGTTCAAGCCTTGTGATAAAGCCATAGCAGCATTCACTTTTAATAAAGCAGCTTCAACGTTTTTATTCTCTTTACCAAATAAAGCCATTGCACCCTGTAAGGCACTAAATCCACCCGCTACTCCTGACAATGCACCCGCAACCGCTTTAAACTTTGCATCCGGATTAAAGGCATCTGTTAAAGCCTTAGCATCACCGATACGATCTTTTAATTCAGCCGCACGTTTTGCCGCAATGATTGCTTCCTTAGATGTAGCACCAAATTTATCAGCCATAATAGCAACGTTTGCGGTTGCTTCTTTTAGCTGCGTTCTTAAACTCTTTACCGAATCATCTGTTGCCTCAAATGCTTTGTCTAATTTTTGAACTTCTGCGGTTGCCTGCGCGGCGTCGGTGGTTACCTTTATACCAATTATTTCGTCTGCCATTAATTCGTGTTTATTACTTTTAATAAATTAACCTGTGTAGTTTTATACTCCATAGGATTATATCCGTCTACCTTATTAAGCCTAAATAAAATTCCATTGATCCATACATATTTACTAAAATCTAAATTGTAAATATCTAACTCATTTAAATAAACTTTGCAAGTTAATAACTTACTTTCCATATCTGTAATTTCTAAAAGATATGGCTTATGATATGTATTAAATAGATTATTAGTTGGATATGTAGTTACAGGGAATTGTAATTCTTTTGGAACTCCAAAATTAATATCGATAGTTGGAGTAATAGGATCATCCAAATGTCCCGCATATCCGTAAACATTTAAATTAGCTAAATTTGAACCGCCGCCTGTTTCACCTGATTTTATATGCCAAGTATGTGCAATGCTTAATTTCTTAGCCATTAATATACGAATTACAGAATCCATTGAATCTTCCTGCGAATTATTATTTGATAATTTAAATATTGTTGTATAATATTTATCAATGTGTGCATGATTCTGTGGTTGGAATAATACAGAAGGCGCAAAGATAATTTGTGTTGAAGCAGTGTCTTTTACGAAGTCGAATTCAGAATCATAAATATTATCCCCATATGTTTGCCCGTATTTCTTTTGATAGTTATCATTATAATAATCAGAATCAGAAGAATATTTATAAGCGTAATACCTCGCGTTTAATTGCGACATTGGTTTAATTGACATTGTCGCTTCCATATCTATTTTTTGCGACCAATCTAAACTATTAGTAACTGCTGAAGAATAGAAGTCAATATATGGTGAAATATTTATTTGCCTTTCATTTATATTATCTTGATAAACGTATAAATTAAACATTTTACAAACTGACAAAAAGAAATCCTTTTGGAATATACCTTTTGGTAAGTTTTCGTTTATAGATATAACTCCATTATAAGCTACGTCTACAATTTGTGATGTGATCTGTGCAAGGTTTATATTTGCACTTGTTATTGTTACTATATAAGTATTGGCAGTTACAGGAACGCTAATTTCTAAACGTACTTGATTTGTATTTGCTATATCACCTGTATAGTCAATATTAAAACTAAAAGGATTATTAGCAGAAAAAGTATTTTGCGTAAATGATTGAACAGCTACACCTGCAATATATAAAGTTGCAGTAATAGACGAAGCGGCATCTGTTTGGTATGTTCCCGTTATTGAAGCAATCGTTCTAATTGTCTTAGTGCCATCAGTATAAGTAAATATGCTCTTTCCCGCATTTTCAGTAAAGTTAAGTAAAGTCGTAGTATCAAAAGGAACATTTGCATTTCTCGCCGTTGGTGTATTACTATTAAGTAATATTTGTGAAATTGTTTTTGTACCTAATAAAAATCTGTCATTCGTTCCTCGTATTCCCTGACTATTATTAGGTATTATTAAAGTCTTAAAAAATGTAGTATTAAAAAAATCACAATTTAAAGTATAAGAAGTTCCTTCGAATATCTTTTCAATATATTCCTTAACGTACAATGCAGGTCTAAAAGTATATACACTAAAATCATCTTTATTTGTAGATACATCCCCGTAATCAATTAAAGGATAGTAATATCCAGAACCATTAATAGTGTTCCAACTATTCTGTATTGAAGTTACATTCCAAGTATGGTTATATTCGCTAAAGTCTAAATCCTCTAAACGCTTATTTCCTAACTCTGTAATAAATCCACCTAATTCGCCAAATACGGCGCATTGATATTGAATAACATTATTATTAATTACAATTTCAAGAATACGAATTACACCTTTAAATATCTGTATTTTATCAATATAAACCTCGCACTTTGCTGCCTGTGAAGGTGTAAAGTTTGTATTTACATTAGGCAAATCCATATTATGTTCGCTTGCCATTCCTAAGTCAAAAGCAAACCCTAATATTTTATTGTTCTTAGCGGTTGCGGGTATTGATATTGTTTTACTAAATGATGTATTGCGACTTCCAAAATCTCGGACGTCATCAATAGTATAAGTAAAGTCTGCACTAATATCCTGCAATAAATCAATTAATTGATCTTCGACATATATTTCAGTTCTTATCATTATCTATATTGACTATTTAAATATTTACCCACTTCTATTTCTAAATCAAAATTAAATAACCCGTCTGCTATTTGGTATTTATATTGGTAGTTTGTATTCCTTATTGTGATAGGGAAAAACGCACCTTGCACTTCCATATAAACTATTGGTGAAGCTACTAATTGAGCAAGCCACGCATAATCCTGATCATCAAGCCAATCAGCCGTTAGATTATAATAATCAGAATGCTGAATAGCAAAGTTATACGTTGTTTCATTATACTTATTGTAAGTATCTATATTGGTCATTTGACCATTTGATAATTGATAAGGATTTCGTCTGTATGAAGTTCTTTGAAATTCAGATCTTCGCCTATTGACAAGCCTGAACGCCATTGTATCATATCCCCCAAGTCGGTTAAGAAAGTGAAGGTTATATTGTCTGTACTTAGGGTTACATACTTGCCTGAATCGTAATACCCTTGTAACGGCTGCACCAAGCGTAATATAAACATTGTATCCATAAGTTGATTGTGTAATAATATCAGATCCCGCCCAAGTATTAATTGCCGCAGCTTGAAAATTAAATAAATTAAATTCACCCGCCATAGTTAAAGATCCACTAACCGCAGTTCCAAAAGTTCCGTCTTCATTGGTAGGTTGCACCCAAAGTTTATATGCGCCGCCGGTAATTTTTAAGAATGTAATAAAGAATTGATCCCCGTATTCAATCGTAATATCTGAATTGTCGCGGTCGCTTAACCAATCGTCTGTATAATTTTCAATCAATAAATTATCATAGTAATTTGATAGCACCAAAGGAACGTTTCCATTCTCTGTAAATATATCACCGAATAAAGGTGAATAATAATTATAAGCCGAATAACTCCCTGAAGCTAAGTTAGTTACAACCGCACCGCTAACTTCTTCACCGATCCTTACTTGATAGTCTACTTTTATTTTATTATTAGAAGCTACTAATACGCTGCCACCTGAAGGTTCAAAGTAATTCGTAACGTATGCGCGCACCATTGGCGAAGCGTTAAAAACTCCATAGCTACCTTCTGCACTTGGCGAAGGATATATTTTATTTCTACTAACCTGTGCGCCGTCTATATAAACGTCATAAACGAACTTAAAGTTTGTAACCCCTACGTTTGTAGATGAAGCCACAAACCAAAGGTCTTCGTGCATACTCGGATAAGTTGCCGGTGTACTATTTATTGTTATAGCCATTATTTTCCATTTTATTTCCTATTTGTCTAATTTGTATTTTCATATCCCCGCCGAATGCAGTAGCCATTGCAGCAAAAAAGTCTTTATTAAAAACCGCCTTTATTGCATTATCAAAAAATGAAGTGGTCTTTAAACCATCCCTTTTTATAGCAGCCGCAGTCATATAAGATATTTGCATCAAAGTTAAAGGCTTTGGTGTTACGTTCTTTAATCTTTTATTTTTAGTTTGTTCTGCAGTTAGGTTTTTTTTCTGTGTATCTGTTCTTGCCTTTGCCTTTCCTAACTTATACCATTCCATTATTGAACGCGCCATCTTCTTATTTGGGAACGGCGTTTTATATTTGTAAGGTGAATCTGATTTTACACTTTTAGGCTTAGCATTTAAACCGCCAACGCCTTTCACCCCTTTATTTACAAACCTATAATAAACGGAAGCAGGATTGTCTTTTTTATAACCTAAATACATTTCGTAGTCATTCCCAAACTTATTAACTTTAGGAACGGCTAACTCACCAATTTTACCGGAAGCAATAGATCCGCTTTGTTTTAAGTTCTTAGCAACGGCATCATTAAATATCTTTCCGTAATATAGAAACATTTGTTCAGCAACAGGAAAATCACTTGGATCAAACTGATCGTATGATTCCCCAATAGATTGTAAAAACCCATTAGCTAACGCTTGCGCCTGTGCTTTTGTTTCACTCATACCTTTAAATAGGTAAAAGCCTTTTAAATACCGCACAAAAAACCCCCGCCATAGAAATAGCAGGGGATCACTTTATGTCAACCAAATCTACTTTATACGTTTTGCTTCTTCACGTTCGTATGAATTTTTTGCTTTCATATAAGCCATAGCGTTTAAAAACTCTATTGTTTTCATTTCAAATACTTCTTTAATTCCAATATTTTCTTGGGCGGCAACAAGGTAACAGGTGTAGTGCCATCCATAGATTCTAATAAAAGATCCACCACCATATCCGCTTGATTCTTCGTCATTCCCGACTTCGTCATTTCCGCCGTCATATAATCCCTTGAAACTTCGATCCAATTTTTGTAGACTTGATAAAAAAAAACAAGCGAATGATAAATATGAACAAAGTTAGCTTCTTGCATATCGGCTGCATATTCTTCGTGCTTGCTCGCATCATAATCCTGATCTACCCATTTTCCGAACCAATTGCGCTTTTGTGGGATCACCATAGAAGCCGCTATTTTATGAAGGTTAGCCAATGTATTTTTGCTAAATACTTTGCTTTCTATATACCTTGCTGAAGGCATATTCTTAATATCATAGTTAATTCGATAGCGCTTGCCGTTTGTTACTATATAATTAACAGGCTTACCTTCAATAGGTTCGTTTAAAAAAGCTAATTCTTTGCGCAGTTCCTTTAATGCAGTTAATGAAAGGCTATCTATTTGGTATTCTGTAAGCCCTGTTACAATGCAAAGTTGTTTAACTTCTGCATCTAATTCAGTCCAATCCTTATCAGGGTTGGTAATTGTAGGCATCAATTGCTGATATTGCCAAAGCGTTAGTTCATTCCATTTCATAGCACGAAGTTAAATATATTTCTTCAATATCTGTGTCAGTTTCTAAGATTTCGTCAATCTTATTCAATACGTCAGCGCAAGTAAAAGGCTGCCCTGTCTTGCATTGCTGATCCACCCAATCCCGAAGTTTAATTAATTGTTTCATAATGCTTCTATTTCTTGTTTAACTTGTTTATAATAGTCTTTCCAATTAAAACCTTCTCTATCATCTTCAATAAATAACAATATCTCATCTACTGCTATTAATGCAAATTCTTTGGCTACTTTAATGTGCAAACAATCAGTATCTGATTCCTCTGATAATGGATGTTGAAATTTAAGAATTAAATCAAATGCCTTTTCTTTTGGTGTCATATTATAAATTTTTTTAGTCCGTTTGCGCTTGTCATTATAGCCTCTGATCTTTGCGTTAGGCTTTCAATCTGACTTTCTAATTCTGCCCGATCCTTTGTAACATAATAGCCGTTTGACGTACCCATAACAGGAAGGATACTTTCAGCCCTAATAAAGTTAATTATTTTTCTTAAACGTGGTTCAGAAAATAATTTAATTCCGTATTTATCCTTTTGGCTATTTATTGCGCTGACTATTTCCGCGCCTTTAATCGGGTTTTCTTTTGTCCTTGTACTTAATCCGCGAATAATCAAAGGAACAAGTTTCTTTTCATCCTCTGTCATTTCCTTTGTAATTTCTTCAAAGTTTTTAATCATACTATTAATTTAAAAATACCCCCGCCCTTGACATACCTAAACACCCCTGTTTAAAATGATTGTTGAATTTGGACGGGGATAATCTTTTATGAATTTACTTCTTTTTTCTGAATTTCCCTTTTTAGATCTCTTATTTCTTTTTCCTTTAATCCGATTTCCTTTTCTAATTTCAATATTTTCTCTATAAGACATTCATTTTCAATTCTTAATAAATATTCCTGTCCCATTAGATAGTTGTTCTTTGTCATAAAATAGATTTAAAAATGCCGCCCAAAGTTACCCAAATTACTACCTTTGTTTTTTTTAATATTAAAAAATGCTTCAGGCGGCGTGCGTTTATAATGCGTTTATTTTATTCTGTTCGATTTGATCCTCTGCCTTCTTATCTTCTTCAATTTCTTCTTCGTCTTCTTCTTCCCAATCACAATGCTCTAAGCAATCCGGACAAATTCCAATTTCCTCAAAATTAGTATGTGCGCCGCAGCAAGTTGAATATGGCATAAATTAAATATTTTCTATTAAAGCCGTTAATAATAAAGCGCCGCCCATTATATACCAAAACCATTTTCCGCTTAGGCTTTCCGCTTTGTATTGCTCGTTTCTTTTTTCCTGTAAGGTTTTTAATCTGTTCATAATATAAGTGCGTTGAGCAGTCGCACCCCTGCGGGGGTTTTAATTATGAATATATGGTTTATTAAATTCTCCGATCTTGATATTTACATAAAAGTCAGGTTGCGTTCCGTAGTCGCCTGTTTCTCTATATGTAACCCCTTCGCTTGCTATTGTATTAATAACATTTAATACATTTTTTTTAACTCCTTCAGGTTGCTCGCTAATGTAATAAATATTTACATTCTCGTAACCTTGTTCAGTTAGCTTTGCCGGTCCGGATAGGATTTGAATGCTTACTCCGTTGTAATGTCTTTTAGTTACTGAAAATTTGTACGCAGGTAAAGCGTTTTTCAATTCGTTTCTGATTGTTCTTACTCTTTCGGTTGTAGTTTTCATAAAGTGTTTTTTTTGTTTTGTTATACAAATATACATCTTTTGTTCATATTCTACACATTTTATACAATTATTTTTAAAAATAATCATAAAACATTCATTTACAATAGATTATAAAGCTAAAAAATATTAAAAAAATGTAGTTTTTAGGCTAAAAAGCCGTTTATCAATCAAAAATGATCCGTTTATCGGTCATATTCGGCTCAAATCTTGCCTTTTAGTGATCCTTTTATGATCGATTAAGCAAAGGCATAACGCCCTGATCCTCTTTTAAGATTATGATTTTGCCACGCTAAAGCTAAAGCCATCACGCAATCGTCGTGGAATCCTGAAGGCGCTGAATATCGAACGCCATTCGCGGTGAATTGATATTCAAAGACGTCAAGTTCATCAACTATAACTCCATCCGGATAACTTATTTTGCCTTGTTGAATTGCCTGCGCTAAGCCTTCCATAAGTTGCTGCTTAGATTGACTTGTAAATTTTAAACCTTCTATATTTACACCTTCTCTTATTAGATCTTCGAGGATAGGATCACCAACTCCCGTGCTATCTGCTAATATAGGCGCAATAGGAAGCCTTTTGATCGTTGCCTTAGTATTATGCCAATCCATTTGAAAGCGGTCAAAATAAGCCACGCAGCCGTCTTTATCAAGCCCTATGATAACGGTGAAGTCAACTGACTTGGCAAGATCGATTCCATAAGATACGATCTGTTGCGAAGATACAGGTTTAATGCAGCGCCTAATAAATGTATTTCCAAATGGATTAGCGCTATTTTCTGCGGGGTTAGCCATATATTCCTGCTCGAATACAACTTCCGGTAATTGCATCTTTGCCTCGTCTATTTCCTTTCTGTTTATATATGGATTGTCATAGGTAGTGAATTTAAAACTTTTCCAATCATTCTCACCCTCTTTCATAAACATTGAATAAAAGAAATTCTTTCCTCTCGGCGTAGATAAGAACACCGCCTTTCCTTCATAATCTGTTAAAGTTGGACGGATACTATTTTGCCACCCGCTTTCAAGATCAGGTATAAAAGCAGCCTCGTCAATTATTACTAAATTAAATTTGCGACCTCTTAAATTGTCAAGCCTTTCGCCTGTAAAAAATTCAATAGATCCATTATTAGGACAATAGATCTTTAGGTTCGATATGTTATTCTTAAAAGGTATTGCTGAAGTTAGCTTTTCAAAAAAGGTTTTTGCTAACTTATACGTTGGTGTAATATAGGCAACTTGCCCGCCTGTAATTGCTTCTTTGATTCCTATGATCTGTGATATTTCTGACTTACCAAATCGACGCCCGCACATTACTACAATAAAACGCTTTTCGCATTCTAATATCTTTTTTTGATTGATATGTGGGTTTGGTAATTCTATGCGCACTATAAAATAGTTTTGCCTTCAACGAATACAACCTCGATCTTTGTATCCTGTTGAATATCAACTTGTTCTTTTGGCTTGCCATAAACGCGGCTTAATAAAGTATCTAAGCTATAAAGGCTGCCCTTAATTAAACTTTTATTCATAGCGCCTGCAATTGTCTTTTCAAGTATTGTGGCTTTTGGGTTATCGTAAACTTCTTTTAATTCGGTTGTATTCATTGACATCATTACTTGAATCGTGTCATTTATTTCGCTTAGCTTATACCCTTGCTCTTTTAGAAGGGTTACATATTTACGCGGACGTCCGTTTGGGTTTCTTATTTCGCCTTTTTGAACCGGTATTAAATTCTGCTCGTTTGCCATATTCTCTTATTTCCTTCTTTGTTATTTTGAGCGGTAGGGTGGTATTGCACCCCTTCTTTAGTCTGGAAGACTAACGCATTACTTTTATGCTTCTACCGCTTGTTGTCTTTCTGCCAAAGTTACTTTATTTCCTTTATACATTCCCGCACCAAGTTCATCTATCTTAGAAAATGGAATTATAGGAACTGCTATTTTACACTTTTTGTCAATCAAGTATATATATCTAAGCTGAAAGCCTTTAATTTTTTGCCACCCGTTATGCTCTGTATCCAAATATTTTTTCCAATTGCCGTACTTATTCATTATAGTTTTACTTGACTTTATAGTCATAGAATGAATCTTTTTTCCATTAGGCAAAAGGAATAGATCACTATTTTCTTTTATCAAAGTCAAATTAAACCCGCTTGCTCTGTATATAGTTCCATCCCCGCAATCACAACCATCTGAATAAGATAAAATCCACTTTATATTAGGTGCATTTTTTTTAATTAGCTTTATACTAATTGCAATACATCTGCTTTCGCTATACTTTGGCAAATATTCATCAAATGCCATTCTATTCAATTCTAAATAATCGTGCCAATTTGTATTTTCAACTAAGCCAATAGTCTTGCTTTTATCTAAACTTGACCCATAGCTTAAAACCCCGTGTAATTTTTCATCTAAAAAGCACCCAAAATGTAACTTACTATTAGGCACTACTTTGCCTGAATAATGATTAATTTTAATAAATTCATTAGCAATCTTGCTCGGTATAACTTTAACAATTATTTCCTTTGCTCTGCCCATTGCATTACGATTAAATATAAAGCGTTACCATTTGAATTTTCATTGCCCATTGTTTCAGCGTATTTATATTCCTCTGTTCTTTTGATTTCCTCAATAGCATTTTTTATTTGCTCTGCCTGTTCATCTGCCAAAGTGAAAGTCATTTGTTGAAATGGCGACTTATCCCCGTTTGGTAAGCTAAAATCTTCACCCAAATCTTCAACATTACTAAACCCGATTATATCAACTCCCCAATCTGTAAGTTCTTCAGAATCCCAATTATTAGCCAAATCTGACCAATCCCATTCTCCGAAACTTGCATTGTCTTTTACTATAAATTGTTTTTGCTGATCCTCTGTCCAATCAACTATTTCAATTGCAACCTCTGTATGACCTGCTTCTTTAATTGCTTTTAGACGCATATTCCCACCAAGTACAACCATATCTTTATTAACTACAATAGGGCGGACGTTTAACATATCAGGAAATTCCTGTATTGACTTTACAAGTTTTCTAAACTTATCGTCTTTAATTAAACGTGGATTGTTCGGGTTAGGTTTAACTTCCGCAATCTTTACTTTTTTTATCATAGGTTTTTATTTACCTGCCTTGACCTCTGTATGCTTTCGGTTTTGGGCTATGTTTATTAAAGGATTTCTTGGCGTGTCCGCATTTCCTTTTACCAAAGTTAACCTTTTTTGAATCACTTTTAACCTTTGCCATTTATTTTTTTATTATGGATTTCTTTTAAATAATCATAGTGCGTCTTTGTATCACCCATTACAACGTGGCATTGTCTACATAATGCCTGCAAGTTTTCAATCGTATCTGACTTTTTAGATCCGCCCATTCCCCTTGCGTCTATGTGGTGAATATCCACCGCTTTCTGTCCGCAAACCTCACAAGGTATAAATTCCTCTATTCCATAACCAAAATAATCAAGATATATTTTAACGTGCTTTTTCATTATCAATTTGTTCAAGTTTCTTTTGCGCCCAAGCCACGCCTTCATCACCACCCCAAGCCAACCACATCAAAGCGCCGCAATCCTTTTTTGGATCACCTTTTGAATTTTCTCTATGCCTTTCAAAAGATGACATTCTCGCAATCGTATCCCTTGTAATATTTTCACCCTTAGCTAATTGATTTGCACGCGCCCACCCAACAGGCGTTCCGCATTTACGATCGTATTGTTCTCTTATATTGATTGCTCTTTGTGCGTTTACTCTTGCCGCTTGTGGGTAATCGTTATAACTATCCACCATTGAAACCCTTATTGCAGCCCATACGCTTTGTGCTTTTTCTTCTGTTTCATAGATGCAAGCACCTGATCCTATTCTATATTTCCCGTTTGAACATTTAATTACCGGCATTGTCTATCAATTTACTATAAATAGCAAACCTGTGCTTATTTACTTCGTGCAAATTAAAGTTCTTATTGCAATAATCGTACAAGGCGTTCCCGTAATGCTCGCGCGCTTGCCTATCATTGACCAACATCTTAATCCAATAATACCAATCTTTTTGACTATTGACGTGGCAGGCGGGATAAAATCCCTTGTATGGATGCACGTTACTAACTATTGCAGGATTCTTTTTTGATGCCGTTTCTAATACCTTCAAATTAGACTTCATTGAATTAAACTTAGAATCAATTAAAGGAATTAGACTTATATCTGAATCACAATAAGCCGCCATATATTCCGTTACTTGATTATAGTTGTAAATTGTAGGTTTTAACTTTAATCCATTTGTGAAGGCTGCAATCATTCCGTCCCAAATAGGTTTCTCTTGTTCATTATATCCTGCTATTATTGTACGAACGGGGAAATTAATTCGCTTCATTGGATTGCGTAATATTTCCAAATCCTTTCCGTGCGTTCCTGATCCTGACCAAAATAGTCTAATTAGATCCGAAGGCTTTTTATCTAAAAGGAATTGTTCCTCGCCGTATGGAATTGCATTCGGAACTATTTCCACGTTTTGATTGTATTGATATATTTCCTCTGCTAATCTTTCGTGCGTACAGGTGCAAAGGTCTGCTATCTGTATCCAATTTATAATCTGTTGCGGAACGCTATTTAGAATATATCTTTCATAAAGTATATGCGAAGCGTCTAAATGCCAATAGTCGTCATTATCAACTATTAATTTAAACCCGTACTTTTTGCGCCATTCAACCATTTGATCAGGTGTAATATTTGCAAGCATCCTGTTCAGGATCACAATATCATAGTTACCTTCAAATGTTTCTTCACTTATTGTATCTGTCATTAAGCAATAATCTTTTTTCATATTGACTATTGGCATAATGATCCTGTGATAAGCTACTCCACTTGTCTTGCTCGTAATTGCTAAAATTCGCATCTAAGGTTTTTTTCTGTATGGTAGATAGGTTGGTATTTTTCCCAAACCGACTGCGCCCTTTGTAGGCTCGCGTCTTTCATTGCTCTATATTCTGTTCCATTTCCAACGTCGTGACCAATATGCTCACTTTTTAGATCCGGTAAATAGTAATTAGTAAAGCCCGCAATGGTAGCCCTTTCTGCATAATCCCTATCTTGCATTCCATATGGATCGTATTCTATATTATAACCGCCGATCGTATCAATCAATTCCCTTGTTAAAAAATTATTCCCAAATGGCGTATGAGTTTTGTGTATTCCGTCAACTAATGGTGGTAAATTTTCTACGCAATGTATGCCAATAATGCCTGTTTTTGACACACGTTGCGAAAACATAACCCAATTTTGCAGCCAATTAGTGGGTAATAATATATCATTTGCTAATAAACAAACGCCGTCATATCCTCTTGTCATTCTTAGACCTGCATTAACGCCCGCTCCTATCCCTCTTTTAGATCCTACATTGCAGTTTGTCCAATTGTATAATTCATAAGGTACTTGATCACTTCCATTATCAACTAAAAAGCAATCTGCGTCATATCCTGAATTATGAAAATTCTGATCAATTACGCGCTTTGTTAAATCGTTTCTATTTAGCGTTAATAATATTACGGCTATATTCATTTATTCCAATTTTTTTAGCAGGAACTCCCGCATATTTTATAAATTCTTCTGTTTCGCCTTTTATAAAAGCACTTGCACCAATCATACAACCGCGTTCAATTTTTGTAAATTGATGCAGCACCGCATTTAATCCAATGTTTGAATATTCTTTTATAATCGAATGACCGCCTATTTTAGCACCGCAGCTTATTGTTACATTTGAATAAATAAGGCAATCGTGACCGATATGCGCGTGCTTCATAATAAAACAATTATCCCCTATGGTAGTTATATCACTTGTTCCCGCATCTATTGTAACCAATCCGGTAACAATATTATTATTTCCAATAACTACTATTCCTTTTTCTTTATCCCAAAACTTTTTATGTTCCGCAGGATCACCTATAATACAATAAGCGCCAATATAATTATTGTCGCCTAAGATAACATTGTCGCCAATTATGGCGGTTGGGTGTATAAAATTAGCCATTGTTATTATTTTCAAACCAATTATATAATCTCATAATCATATCAAACTTGCAAGCGCCGCACCAAACTGATAAAATAAAGTTTGCGTCTAAATAAGTCCGATATATATGCTCGTACATTTTTAATTCATTCAGATCAAGGTTTCTAATATAACCATTTTTAGCACTTTCATAATTACTATTATTAGCAATTAGCCATTCTTTATGTTCTTTTTTTATTTCCATAAATAGTTCCACATTAATTTAGTTATTATTGGCGCTAAAAATCCCGATATAAACATAGTTGAAGTTATATGTTGGATTAATTCAGGTAGGAAATAGTGTATTGGTGCAAGCCACGCAGCCAAACAACTTCCGCAATTAAAGGGCTTGAAATTGATTCCCCATTTATGGTGCAGGTTATGAATTTCAGTAAAAAATAATGATGCACAGATAGCAGTTAAAATTGATAAAATCATTTTCTAATATTTGTTTTCATTTGTTTTTTGGTTTTAT